ACTCGCTGACGGAAAGCACGGCGCAGGCGCAGCAATGCGATATGCACTTCGATGACACGCTGGCCGGACTGCTCGAGACCCATTGGTGGGTATTCGCAACGGGCCGCCAGGTTCTGGCTGAAGTCACGAACGACCGCGCGACGGAATGGGCGTACAAGTACGCGATGCCGGCCGACGCGATTGATGTGCGGTGGGTGAATGAGCCGACGACCGCGCGGGCGCGCATGGCCGCTTTCCAGTCGCCCGACACGGATCGCGAGATGATCGAGGGCTTCATCTACAGCGATGTTCAAAGCGCGGTTTGCGAATACACGAAAATCGTTTCCGACACCGGCCTGTTCCCGCAATACTTCTCCGACGCGCTGAGTGCGGCGCTGGCGGCGAATGTGGCCATGGCCCTGACCGAGGACATCAAGCGGGCGCGCAACGCGATGGAAGCCGCTGCGGCGCGCCTTGATGCAGCCATTGCGCGCGACGAGCGGCAGGGCGGGCCAAGGGAGTACGGGCAGATCCCCGACTGGCTGGCAACGCGCGGGGTGTCCTGATGCCGACTGCGCGCTTCCAGCCAAGTTTCGCCGCCGGGGTTCTCGGGCCTGGGCTTTATGGGCGAATTGATATCGCCAAGTATGACGTGGGCCTCAAGGTTGGGCGAAACGTCTTCATCCACGCGCATGGCGGCTTCAGCAACAGGGCAGGGACCGAGTTCATTGCCGAAGTCATGGACAGCAGCAAGACGCATCGGCTGATCCCGTTCAAGCGGTCGGACACCGAAAACCTTGTCATGCTGATGGGCGATAGCGAGATGAAGATCATCCAGGACGGCGCGTTTGTGCAGTCTGGCGGTGGTGACTACAATCCTTCGACCCCGTTTCCATCTTCCGTGGTGAACGAGCTGGATTTTGTGCAGTCGATCGATGTGATGTTTTTTGCGCATCCGTCCTACTATCCGCGCAAGATGTCGCGCGCTTCTGCGACTAGCTGGACGTTTGCGAACCTTGCGATTGATCCGACGCTGACGGCGCCGACCGGCCTTAGCATTACGCCTGGAACATCTGGGTCAGAAACCTATTCCTACAAGGTCAGCCCGGTGACGGATGGCGTTGAGGGCTTCCCGTCTTCGACCGTGACAAATGCGTCCTGTCAGGATCTGACTATCAGCGGCGCAGAGAATGTCATCGCATGGACCACTTCCGGCGCTGATGAATACAACGTCTATCGTGAACGCAATGGCGTGTTCGGCTTCATCGGGTTCACGGACGGGGTGACCTTTACGGACGACAATATCTCGCCCGACCTGACCTATACTCCGGTCGAGGCGGCGGACGTGTTCGGCGGGGCGGGCGAGTATCCCTCTGCCGTGACGCTGTTCCAGCAGCGCCTTGTGTTTGGCAATTCGACAAACCAGCCGGAAACGCTTTGGATGTCGCGCACAGGCGATTTCGAGAACTTCACGAAGTCGCGAGTTCTGAGGGACAGCGACCGGATCGAGATGGACCTGACCGGCGGCGAGATCAACCGGGTGAAGTGGCTTCTGCCGCTGCGGGAATTGCTGGCGTTCGCGTCGTCGGGCGAGTTCTCGATCATCGGCCCAGGTGGGACCATGCCAGCGACAAACCCGGTGCAGACGCAGTATGGCTATTCTGGGTCTGGTGATGTGCCTCCGCTTGTGGCCGAGGACACCGCGCTGTTTGTGGACCGGACCCGGCGCGGGGTTCGGGATCTGCGCTACGCCTTCGAGCAGGACGGATACACCGGCAACGACCTGTCGATCTTCGCCTATCACTTTTTTGAGGGCAAAGAGATCGCCGGGTGGGCATTGCAGAAAAACCCTTGGTCCGTGGTCTGGGTCTATCTCAATGACGGCACCCTTCTCAGCTTCACGTACAAGCGGGAGCACCAGGTTTGGGCGTGGTGCGAACATGATGTGGGCGGCGAGGTGGAGAGCATCTGCGCGATTCCAGAGGGCGACGAGGACGCGGTCTACATGATCGTGAAGCGCACCATCAACGGCGGGACAAAGCGATATGTCGAGCGGATGCACGAACGCGCATTCACGGACATCAAGGACGCCTTTTTTGTCGATTGTGGCCTGACCTATTCCGGGGCGGCAACGACGACGATCACCGGATTGGGCCACCTTGAAGGCGAAACGGTTGTTGCCTTGGCGGATGGCAGCGTCGTCGAGGGCCTGACGGTGTCCAGCGGGCAAGTCACGCTGAATGAGGCGGCATCGAAGGTTCATGTCGGGTACTTCAACTACGCTGAGGTCGAAACGCTTCCGCCCGCAATCCAGTTGCAGGACGCGGGCAGTGCACGGGGGTGCCCGATCAAGCTGAGCCGCGTGTTCTTGCAGCTGGAAAAGACGCGAGGCATCAAGGTTGGCCCGACGCGGGACACCCTGACGGAATACTTGCAGACCGGCGGCGACCTGTCCGCAGAGATCCCGCCCTACACTGGCATGATCGACTTGCAGCTTTATCCCGATTGGGGCCGGGATGGCTCGATTGTCGTGCGGCAGGACTATCCGTTGCCGATGACTGTTCTTGGCATATCGCCGGAAATCAGCGTTGGGAGATCGGGATGACCGTGAAGATCAAACCCCTCGACGCTCACGACATGGCGTTGCTTGCGGGACAGATGCGCGAGATCGACCAGTTCGAGTTCCGCGTCATGTCGGGCGGGAAGCCGTTGCGCCAGGTTCTCGATGACGTGCTGAAGTTCGCAGGGCCGGGGCGGGCGGCGTATTTCGACGGCAAACTTGTGGCGGTCTACGGCGTCACCGCGCAAACCGTTCTGGCGCGTGACGCGACGCCATGGATGGCCGCGACGAATGAGATCAACAGCCCGAAAGTCCGGCGCGCGGTGGTCGAGCACAGCAAGCGGGAGCTGCTGGATATGGCGGGGCCATATTCGCGGCTCTGGAACGTGGTATCAGAAGGCAACCGCGTGGCAATTCGTTGGCTCAAGTGGATGGGCTTCACCTTCGATGGGGACGTGATGATCGGCCCGCATCGGTTTCTGAAATTCGAGATGGAGGCTTAGCCATGTGTCTGCCTGCTTTGGGGCCATTGTTGATCGGCAGTCTTGCCCCGACTGCCGCCGTTGGATCGGCCGCGGGTGTAGCCGGTGGTCTGGCCGGAACGCTTGGCACGATCCTGCAAGTCGGCGGCGGTGTCGTCGGCGCCGTGTCGCAAGCTATGAACGCGCGGGCTGCATCAACGGCGGCGCGGCGAACGGCGGCGGCGCAGCAACAGGCGGCGCGGGATGCGCTCGAACAGGGCGAACAGGAAAGCGACCAGCGGCGGCGGGCCGGGGCGCTTTTGCAGGGGCAGAACCAAGTCGCGATGGCGGCAAATGGCATGGATGTCACGGCGGCGCATTCTCTGGATATTCTCGACGACACGCAGGGGAACGTCGAACAGGACGCTTTCCGCATTCGCTCGAACGCGCAACGTCAGGCGCAGCAATTCAGTCAGGGCGCGGCGAACAGCATGGCAGAAGCGGCGTCCTACCGGTCGCAGGCGCTGTTCCAGCCGCTGCAAACGGTTCTTTCAACCGGCGCGCGGGTGGGGGAGCGGTACGCCTCATGGGTGGCCGCTGATCGTTATCCGTCCGTTCCTAATCCGGGGGCATACACCTGATGGCCGCAATCATTCAGACATACCAGCCGCGGGAGGTTGACCGGGTTGTCAGCCCGACGCCAGTACAGGCGGGGCAAACCGCGCTAGGCAATCTGGCGGAAGGCATGGGGCAGATTGCGGACGCGGCGTGGACGTTTGAGGATGAGTTGGCGACGGCTCACGCCTATCAGGTCGATACCGAGTTCTCGAACCTTCTGCGCGAAACCATGGACAACCCGGAAACCGGGTATCGCCAGACGCGGGGCATGGCGGCGGTCGAGCGCGGGCAACAGGTTTTGCAGGACGTGCAGACCCGGTATCGGCAAATGGTCGGGCACCTGAATCCGCGTGTGAGGGAAGCAACGCTGCGGTCCATGGAAAGCCGGTGGCAGACGTTTGTGTCTGCCGTGCAATCGCACTCCACTGCTCAGGCGCGGGCCGGGGTGGCGGGGGCATCACGGGCGCGGATTTCTGCCGCCACGGAAGACGCGGCTATTGCCATTCTGAACGGTGACGCGGAAG